CTATGCCACCGTTCATAGATGAATATGGAAATTCAAGAGTGGTAGAAGCTCTGGAAGCAATCAAAAAAGAAAGAGAAAAGTGGAAGAAAGAGTTAAACCCTGAACAGTATCAATTACGTATATCTCAGAAACCTACAAACATAGAAGAAGCATTTGCATTTAGAAAAGAGTCTAAGTTTCCTCAACATCTAGTTTCTAAACAAATGCAACGTGTAGAAGATAAAGAATATCCTTATGAGTTATTAGATCTTTACAAAAATGAACAGGGTAAGATTATTGCACAAGAGTCTAGAAAGCTTCCCATCTCCGAGTTTCCTATTTCTAAGACAGCAGAAGATAAAGAAGGATGTATTGTTGTTTGGGAAAAACCTGTTTCTAATCCTGGGTTTGGAATGTATTATGCATCTATTGACCCTGTAGGGGAAGGTAAGACGACCACCTCAGATTCATTATGTTCTATTTTCATTTACAAAACTAAGGTGGAGGTGACAAAGGATGACGGATATGGAGACCGTAAAACATATGTAGAACATGATAAGATTGTAGCTAGCTGGTGTGGGAGGTTTGATGACATCAATAAAACACATGAGCGTTTAGAGCTAATAATTGAATGGTATAATGCCTGGACTGTGGTGGAAAATAATATCTCACTATTCATCCAGTATATGATTTCTAGAAAAAAACAGCGCTATCTAGTACCAAAAGACCAAATCTTATTCCTTAAAGATTTAGGATCTAATGCCACTGTATATCAAACATACGGATGGAAAAACACTGGGACACTCTTTAAGCAACACCTCTTATCCTATGGTATTCAATATCTTACAGAAGAAATAGACGAGGAGATAAATGAAAAAGGAGAGACAACAAAAGTGATGTTTGGGGTGGAGCGTATTCCAGATCCCATGCTTTTAAAGGAGATGCAGGCATACCATGAAGGTTTAAACGTGGACCGTTTAGTGGCATTCTGTGCACTTATAGCGTTTGCAAAAGTGCAGGAGTCAAACAGAGGGGTACATAAGCGTTTAGAAGCAAACTCAAATTTGGAAAAGTCAGAAAAAAGTTATAAATTAAAATTGAACCCTTTTAGACATATTGGAGGTTCACAATCAATTGGTTCTGGTATGTCTAAACCCCGTTCACCATTTAAAAACTTAAAGTAGATGTACGTGTTTGAAACCACTTTTACTACACCAAGTATTTATACTTATTCTTCTAGCACTGCTGGAGACATTATTTTTTTTTATAAGTAACTCATAATCATGCAGATATTAAATGCTTTAGATCTTAAATCTGGTAAGAAAGCTGAGTATAACAAGTTGGGTACACTCACCCAACCTATTCAGTTTTTACCCCTTTCTGCTAAAGATGAGCAGTGGAGAGCTAGTAACATGGACTGGTTGGAGTGGCAGGGTATTAAGCAAATACGTAGAAACGCTCGTAAACTTCTTAAAAACTATAAACTTGCTAAAGGTATTATTGACCGTACAGACTATATAGTAGAAGAAAATAATGAATATGCTGATCTAATTGAGACGTTAACCAAAGAAGATCAGTCTGCTTTAGAACTTAAGTTTTATCCCATCATTCCAAATGTAATTAATCTTTTAAGTGGGGAGTTTTCAAAAAGAGCTTCTAAAGTTATATTTCGTGCTGTTGATGACATTTCCTATAATGAAATGTTAGAACAAAAGCGTTCAATGATTGAACAAACCCTCATTACAGAAGCTGAACGCGAGATGACAATGAGGATGATGAATATGGGGATGGATCCAAACTCTGAGGAAGCTCAGCAAGCACTTTCTCCTGAAGCTATCCGATCACTTCCTGAGATTGAGTCTTTCTTTAAAAAAGATTATCGTTCTATGGTGGAAGAGTGGGCAACTCACCAGATGAAGGTAGATGAAGAAAGATTTAAGCTCTTTGAATTAGAAAACATGGCATTTCGTGACATGCTCATCTCAGATCGTGAGTTTTGGCACTTTCGCATGATGGAAGATGATTATGAAGTGGAGCTTTGGAACCCTGTCTTAACTTTCTATCACAAGAGTCCTGATGCGCGTTATGTATCTCAGGGTAATTGGGTGGGTAAGTTTGATATCCTAACTGTTGCTGATGTTATTGACAAGTATGGCTACATGATGACACAGGAGCAGTTGGAATCTTTAGAGGCAATCTATCCTATTCGTTCTGCAGGTCTTCCTATGGGAGGATTACAAAACGATGGTAGCTTTTATGATCCTAGTAGATCTCATAAATGGAATACAGAAGGACCATCCTTAGCGATGCGTCAGTTTTTATCTGCATATGAGAATATGCCATACAATGGGGACATTGTACAATGGATTTTAAGTGAGAGTGAAGATTTCTTCGATTATGGACCCAACTTTATGCTTCGTGTAGCTACCATTTATTGGAAAAGTCAGCGTAAAGTGGGGCATCTCACTAAGATTACAGAAGACGGAGAGATGATTCAAGATATTGTAGATGAGACATTTAAGGTGTTAGAAAAACCTATTTATGACACTCGTCTTTCTACAAAAAAGACTAGAGAAAATCTAGTTTATGGAGAACATATTGATTGGATTTGGATTAATGAAACATGGGGTGGTGTTAAGATTGGACCAAACAGACCTACATTCTGGGGTATGGAAAATCCTACAGGGTTTAGTCCCATCTACCTTAACGTTAAAAAGCTTCCATTCCAGTTTAAAGGAGATCATACACTTTATGGATGTAAACTTCCTGTAGAGGGTTCTGTGTTTTCTGATCGCAATACACGATCAGTATCTCTGGTAGATCTTATGAAACCCTACCAGATTGGATATAACATTGTAAATAATCAAATTGCAGATATACTAGTTGATGAGTTGGGAACCGTAATCCTTCTAGACCAGAATGCTCTACCTCGTCACTCTTTAGGAGAAGACTGGGGACGAAATAATCTGGCAAAGGCTTACGTAGCAATGAAAAACTTTTCAATGCTACCCTTGGATACAACTATCACTAACACTGAGAATGCTCTTTCATTTCAACACTATCAGGTGTTAAATCTGGAGCAGACTCAACGCTTGCTTTCTAGGATTCAGTTATCTAACTATTTTAAAACGCAAGCATTTGAGTCTATTGGTATCACTGGACAGCGTATTGGAACACCTGTTGGTCAAGAAACAGCAACAGGTATTCAACAGTCTGTAGCAGCATCATATTCTCAAACTGAACAGTATTTTACGCAGCATAGTGACTTTTTAATGCCACGTGTTCATCAAATGCGTACTGATCTTGCACAATACTATCAGTCTAAAAATCCTTCTTTACGCTTGCAATATGTAACAAGTGCAGAAGAGAAGGTGAATTTTGAAATTAACGGTACAGATCTTCTACTTAGAGATCTAAACATATTTGCTACTACCAAGAGTAATCATAAGTTTGTTCTTGAGCAGCTTAAGCAACTTGCTATTACAAATAATACAGCAGGTGCATCTATTTACGATCTTGGTAATATCATTAAATCAGAATCGATTGCAGAGCTTTCTCATGTTCTTAAGTCTGCTGAAGAGAAGCAACAAGCAAATCTCGAACAACAGAGACAACAAGAACAAGCTCTGCAACAACAACAAATTGAAGCTCGTCAGCAAGAACAAATGATGAAGATGCAGTTTGAAGCTGAAGAGAATGAAAAAGATAGACAAGCAAACATTTTACAAGCTGAAATACGTTCTGCTGGGTATGGTTCTATGATGGATATTGATAAGAATCAACAAAGTGATTATCAAGATGCATTAGAAAACATCCAAAAACAAGAGAATTATCAACAGCAAATGGGTCTTGAAAGAGACAAAGAGATTAATAAGACAAACACTGCACGTGAGCAGCTTCGTATTAAAGAGCAAGAGATTTCAGCAAAAGAACGTATTGCAGAAAAACAAGTGGAAATTGCTCGTATGAATAAGAATAAATATGATGTAAAAAAACCTAAGAAATGATATACTCATCACAAATAGAAAATCTTTTATCAAAGATATATGCTAAACTTTGCTGTATTACAAATTCTTCAAGTGATCCGATAGTAGTTTCATTTGGAGAAGACCCTCAACCCGTTACTGTTGAGGGAACTGTTAATGTTGATGGCGACCTATCTTTTACATTTTCTCCTACAGCATCTGATTCTTTTGGAAGACTCAGAGTATCTGAGCCTTTCACAATGTTTGATTCTAGTCATAGATTTGATGACAATGATCTTTGGGCTACAGCTACAGCTACTAGTGGTGCAGCTGTATTTAATGCTAATCAAGGACTTGTAGATTTGAATGTTACAGCAGCATCTGGATCTTCTGTTATAAGAGAAACAATAAAGGTGTTTGCTTACCAACCAGGTAAGTCACTTCTTGTTCTAAACACTTTTGTAATGGCTCCTGCTAAAACAGGACTTACACAAAGAGTTGGGTATTATGGAGCAAATAATGGTTTTTATTTAGAACAAGCAGACAGTAGTGTATCTTTTGTAAAAAGAAGTGTTGTAACAGGTTCTTTAGTAAACACACCTGTTTTACAAGCTGATTGGAATGGTGACAAACTTAATGGATCTGGTCCTTCAGGACTAACTCTTGATCTTACAAAAGCACAAATTCTTTGGATGGATCTTGAGTGGTTAGGAGTGGGGTCTGTAAGAATGGGGTTTGTTATTAATGGACAATTTATTCTATGTCATACATTCAACCATGCTAATATAATAGCTTCTACATACATTACAACTGCTTCATTACCACTGCGTTATGAAATATTTAATACAGCTGGTACAACTGGAACATCTACATTAAAACAAGTGTGTTCTACAGTGTTATCAGAAGGTGGGTATGAGCTTAGAGGTAAACAACAATCTATAGGTACGCCCATCACTGCACCTAGAACATTTGCTGTAGCTGGTACATACTATCCAATTGTAGGAATAAGGCTTATATCTACAAGACTAGATGCTATTGTAATTGCAACAGCTATTTCCCTTATAGGACTTGGTAATGGTAAAAACTACCAATGGAGAGTGGTAAATGGTAATGTAGCAATTTCTGGAGGAAGTTGGTTGCCTGCTGGTGGTGATTCTGCTGTAGAATATAATATTACAGGAACAAGTGCTACAGGTGGTAGAATCTTAGCTAGTGGATATGTAAACTCATCTAACCAAGGATCACCTAGTATAAATATTCTTAAAGAGGCTCTTTTTGCTAATCAGCTTGAGAGAAATACGTTTACAAACACTCCTTATGAGTTTGTCATAGAAATGGCTATTGATACAGTGGGAGGAGTGTTAGGTGCTTATGCTTCTATAGACTGGGAAGAAGTTAGTAGATAATATAAACTATCATAAGATGATTCAAGGTATATACGAAAGACTAGACTGGTTAACAAACAAGGTGAAAAAACTTTGTTGTATAGTGGATTATACTAATCTTCCTGAGTATGCAGATAATGCTGCAGCTTTAGAAGGAGGTTTAACCGTAGGTCAAGTGTATAGAACAGGAGACTTTTTAAAAGTTGTTCACTAATAATTATTAATCACCCTTTATAAAAACAAAAAAACATGAGACCAATTGAACCTGTACAAGTGTGGTTTAACGGTGTAGAAATGGAAGCTAACCGTCTCAACTTGTATATTACTAATGACAATTTGAAGGACACAGCACAGTTTTGGTATGCGTTGTTAGTGGAAACACCTATTCCCACTACTACAACCACTACTGGTGAAGGTCCTACTCCTCCCCCTCCTCCTGGTCCAGTACCTCCTTTTATGAATGTTGTTCAAGTAACACAAGGTAATCTTACCATGACTGGACAAGAATATCTTGATTGGGATGAGTCTAGTGCTGGTACTATCAATGAAGCAGCTTTTGTATGGGCAGCTGGAAAGTTGAACCTTACTCTTGTTTAATGATTTAGTGTAGTATACAGTTAGATCTATAGCTGTATACTACACATATTTCATTTTTTTTGGTCTACATTTTTAAGATTTACAAGTATTATTTTGTATATTCTATTGTAGACTAAAAACAACCAACATGAGCACACAAAATGCTGCTGCACAAACAAATGTGCAACAAATAGATCTTGACATTGACAGTCTTTTTTCAGGTGCACCGGATGCATCTAGTGTAGTTACTCCAGATGCTCCTACTTCCGTGCAGGATAAAAAACCTAGTGTTTTTGCTAAATCCCAAATGGATTTAAGTTTTCTGGACCCTAGTAAGGAGAACGAAGCTGAGGATGGTGAAAAATCTGAAGAAGAAAGTGAAAAAAAGGAAGACAAGAAAGAAGATGTTTCACGTGAAACATTAGATGATATTCTTAAACCTGATGTCGAAGATGATCAAAAACAAGGTGGTAGACCAAAACTGGATAAATCAGGAATGGTTGAAACCTTTAGTAAGTTGATCGAAGAGGGTCTCATCGTTCCCTTTGAAGATGAGAAACCGATGGAGGAATACTCCGTAAAAGATTGGAAGGAACTTTTAGAAGCAAACTTTCAAGAAAGGGAAAAAAAGGTGAAACAAGAAACACCTAAAGAGTTCTTTGAGTCGTTACCGGAAGAGTTGCAATATGCTGCAAAGTATGTAGCAGATGGAGGACAAGATCTTAAAGGTCTTTTTCAAGCTTTAGCTCAGGTGGAAGAATTTCGTGAAATGAATCCACAAGATCCTAATGATCAAGAGTTTATAGTGAGAAGTTATCTGCGTGCTACAGGATTTGGAAATGATGACGAGATTTCAGAAGAAATCAGTACATGGAAAGATCTTGGTAAACTTGAGCAGCAAGCAACTAAGTTTAAACCGAAGTTAGATGCAATGCAAGAAAGTGTTGTACAACAACAACTTGCACAACAAGAGCAAATGAAAGTACAGCAACAAGCTGCTGCTGAAGCGTATATAGAAAATGTATATGAAACTCTTAAAGCTGCAGAAATTAATGGTTTAAAACTAGATAGAAAAACGCAAGCAACTTTGTATACAGGATTAGTTCAACCTCAGTACCCTTCTATAAGTGGTCGTCCTACAAATCTTTTAGGACATCTTTTAGAGAAGTATCAGTTTGTAGAACCTAACTATCCTCTAATTGCAGAAGCACTTTGGTTACTATCTGATCCGGAAGCATATCGACAAAATCTTGTTAAGCAGGGTAAAAATCAAGCAGTTGAAACAACTGTAAGACAATTAAAGACAGAACAATCTAGAAAGATAGCAAGTTCTGTACAAGAGCAACCTGAAACTAAAACTTCACAAAACAAGATACCTCGTAACACTAACATATTTAAAAGGTAAATATTATTAATCTAAACAAACATTTACTATGGCAACTCCAGTTTTAAACAATGGTATATTTCTACGTGATACCAGTTATTCGGGCGCAAGCTCACACGTAGATTCTTACCACCTGGTGAACATGATGAAGACTGCAGAACCTATGGACCTTGGTCCTGTGGATCTGTGGGCGATGGCGCAAAAGGTAGAAATGCCTTTGTACCAAATGTCATCTTTTGGTGGAAAGAACGTGATTGATGTTAACAATGCTCGTGGAGAGTATAAGTGGCAAGTTCCTGTATCTCAAGACCTTCCCTACATTGTAGAGAACGTTGAAGATGCTCAAGCTCAACTTGGTATTGATGGTACTACCTTCAAAATCAAATTGAACCGTCGTATCTTTGGGCATGGTGATCTTATCACTTACGACAAGTACAATGGTGTGGAATTGTACATTGTTCCTACAGAAGATATTCTTCCTGTAGCGGATGGTGTAATCTATACAGTGCAACTTGTTAACAACGACAACACAAGGTATTTGGATCAAAAGTATCTGAAACCCGGTACTAAATTCTTTCGTAAAGGTTCTGCTCGTGGTGAATACGGTGAGCGTTTCTCTGATATCGGAGCATATGGTGCTGGTTTCCGTGAGTTCTACAACTACGTAGGTGGTGCTGAAGCTCACGTACACTATTCTGTTTCTTCTCGCGCTGATCTTATGTTGAAAGGCGGTTTGAAGAACGATGGTTCTGTACCTGTAGTGGAAATCTGGCGTAACTTCGACAAGAATCTGACAGATCCTTCTATTCCTAATCTTGAGGGTCTTGCAGCTAAATTCGGTAAGGATGCTGTTAAAAAAGCTATGCAAAGCGGTACACTTACACGTACATTCTTGACTGCTCTTGAAGCAGCTCACTTGACTAAGATTGCTACTGACATCGAAACCTACTTGATGTGGGGACATGGTGGACGTGTTAAGCAAGATGGTCCAGATGATGTACGTTTGTCTGTGGGTCTTTGGAAGCAGCTTGACAACTCTTACAAGCGTATTTACAACAAAGCTAGTTTCAATCTTGACCTGTTCAAGTCTGAGATCTTCAACTTCTTTAATGGTCGTGTGGAGTTCAAAGGACCTGATCCTCAGCGTTCACTGGTTGTACAAACTGGTATGGGCGGTATGCGTCTTGTTAACGAAGCTATCAAGAAAGAAGCAATCAACAGTGGTCTGGTGATCAATGCTTCTGAAGTTGGTGCAATTACTGGTAAGGGTATGGATCTGAACTTCGGATTCGCATACACTAGCTATGTAATTCCGTTCTTGGCTAACGTTAAGTTTGTACTGAACCCTGCGTTCGATAACGTACACACTAACGATATTGAGAACCCAATTATCGATGGTTTCCCTCTTTCTTCTTACAACTTTATCATTTTCGATATCACTGACAACACCAACGACAACATCTTCTTGTTGAAGTTGAGCTGGGACAACCAGTTGAAGTGGTGGTATCAGAATGGTACTATGGACTATATGGGTCGTACGAACGGATTCCAGTCTTCTGGACAGTTCAACGGTTACCGTGTATTCATGAGTCAGACAATGCCTGCTATCTGGGTTAAAGACCCAACTAAGGTGTTGAAGATTGTGATGCGCAACCCGATCACCGGTGGTTCATTCTAATATATATGTACTAAGGATAGGGGTGCTATGTGTTCCCCTATCCCTCTGGTACACATTGTAAAAAGATCCCACTCTGTAGATAGTATCTGCAGATCACCTGTTGTACGCACACCGAGTTTGATCAACCGGAGAGCTTGCAACTCTCAACAGGTTCAAAATAAATAGTTAGTATTACACTAATCCGTCTAAGACGAGAGTCTGGACCTATTTATAAACCAAAAAACCAAACATGAGTAGTATTACAATGGTGGAGAAGTATCCACAAAACAAAAAGTCTAGTATCGCAGTGCGTCCATTTTTTGAAGCTAATGTTTCAAACATGGGACTCGAAAAGTACGGACTCTCGCTCTTTGACGGTGCATTTCATGAAGAACAGCTTGCTTGTTTAGAGATAAACGGTATCAAGCGTTATCTGACAGGACTTAATGAGTTTGCTCCTGAGATTAAAGCACTATCTCCTGATGAAGCTGATGCGAAAGTGAAGCAAATCAGAATAGTGGTAGCTCAGTTAGAAAAAGAACTAGCAGCAAACATTATCGATCCTAAAGATGAACAGTTCTGGAATAAGGTGAAACTCTTAAAACCCGATAACGATGAGTTTTGGGGTAGAATTAAGATTGCTTGTGGTAATGAACCTTTATTCTTAGAACCTGATAAAGATCCTTATGATCTTATTAAATTATACGCAATCGAAGCTGGTGGTTTTTCTATCGTAGCTAAATCTTTTGAGGAAGCGCGTAGAATGCCAACACCTCCTAAGTTCTATTTAGATAAACTAGAAGATACAGTGTCTACTAAGACAGAGGTGAAAAAACTTCGTAACAAAGCTCTTGCAGAACTACAAAAGCTCTTTGATAAGAATACAAATAAACTGTTTTATGTAGCTAAAGTGGTAGATATTAACTCCACTCAGTATAAAAAGTCTACACCAAATGATGTATTGTACGATAACATGGACAAGTACATTAATGGAGAAACAGTAGAAACAAACAAGAAAAAAACAGCAGAGCGTTTCTTAGAGATTGTAGATCTTGATATGGAAACTCTTAAGTTGAGAGCAATTGTAAAAGATGCAACTTATTACAAGTATATTTCACCTCGTGGTGATGGTTTCATCTACCACATGC